CGTTGTCGGGGTCGATTCTCGAGTCGGTGGCGGCGTGAAGAGCGTCATCTTTTTGGGCAAGCGGAAAGCGGCCGGATCGCCGACGAAGCAGTGGCCCGGGGCCACGCTCTGGGGCACGACGCACTCCAACCAGAAGTATGCCAAGCGGTATGGCACCGTCGATGACTGGGATGCGTGGTTCGATCTGCACCCGTTTGAGCGCAGTCAGTCCTATGACGGCATCAAACGCAAGCGACACGCGACCTACCGCTGGTATCAGACGTTGCCGGGGCCGGACCAGCCCGGGTATCGGCCGCTGTGGCTCGCCGAACTCGACCCGACGATTCCAGCTGGCGTGCTGTTCCCGAAGGAGCGCGTCCTGGACGCCTTCAAGATTCCCGGCGAGGGTCACGGGTGGTTTACCTGCCAAGTCGACCTAATGATGGCCTACGCCATCCTCGAAGGTTACGAGCACATCATCCTGCACGGACACGGAGTCAGCCGAGAGCAGCAGCACATGATCGCGCACGTCGGAGTCGTTTACTGGATCGCCATGGCGCGCGAGCGCGGGATCAAGGTCACGGTCGTCCCGCCCTCGTGGTATATCGCGCCGCGACATCCGTATGGCGTGACCACGTCCGGCCCATGGGGGTTGCGCCCATGAGCAAGTGGCTCGCGCAATCGAAAGAAGATCGGGCAGCGGCGCGCATCTTCCGCCGCATCGGCACCACCAATCAGGTCGCCGTCGAGTTCGGCGCGGCGGACGGCTGGCGCAAGTCGAACACGGCCTACTTCCGGGCGCGTGGATGGACGGTGCATCTGTTCGACGTGGAACCCTTGGACGCCATCGTGCGGCAAGCGGACATCACGGCCGAGAACGTCAATCAGGTGTTTCGGAGCGCTGGCGTCCCGAAAGAGTTTGACCTGTTGTCGATCGACATCGACGGCAACGACCTGTGGGTGTGGAAGGCCCTCACGTCTCGGCCGCGGGTCGTTATCATCGAATACAACCCGAAGTGGTCGGCCTCGAAGTCGCGGACGGTGCCTTACGACCCGGACCGGCGGTGGGACGGGACCAACTTCTACGGTGCAAGCGCCCTCGCCCTGACCCGCGTCGGGCTCGAGAAGGGTTACGACCTCGTGTCCTGGACGCGCTCGAACCTCATCTTTGTGCGGAATGGCCTCCAGCCGTCGATCACGCCGTCTGCCGTAAATCGTCCGATCAAGCGCAAGCGGCCGGACCCTGAGCAGCGCAAGTGGGCGGTCTATCCATGACGCCTGACCTCCAGATCGTGCGCGACACGCGCGAGGCCATCACGGCACTCGGCAAGCGGCGCGGCCCGATCATCGTGGGGCCATGGCTCAGTGAGATTGGCTTCGAGCTGCTCTACTGGATTCCGTTCCTGCGGTGGGCGGTCGCGTTCGGGCACCTGCACCGTGAGGATTTGTGGATTGTCTCGCGCGGGGGGTGCCGCTCCTGGTATGCGGACCTCAGCCCGAACTATGTCGACGTGTTTCAGTTCTATCCGCCCGATCGGTTCCGGCAGAAGAACGAGAAGCGCATGGCCGAGCAGGCGGCCTGTAGCGGGGTGCGGCACGGGCGCCCGTCCACCAAGCAGCACATCGTCTCGACGTTCGACCGTGACATTCTGCGGCACGTCGAGCAGGTGGCGGGACTCTCGGATACGCGGCTCCTGCATCCGTCGCTGATGTATGCCGTGTTCCGGCCCTTCTGGCGGCGCAAGCTCCCGAACCTCTACCGGCAGATGGCGGTGGCGAAGCGGTTGCACCCGCCGGCACCTGCCGTGGACTTGCCCGCGTCGTATGTGGCGGCGAAGTTCTACAACTCGATGGCGTGCTCGAAGAACCATCTCCATACGCAGATGGTCAATGACATCGTGCGGGCAGTCGTGGCGACGACAGATGTCGTGTTGCTGCATAGCGGCACGCAGTATGACGACCATGGGGAGTTTGACGTGGCCCCGCATCCACGCGTGCATCGCGTGCCGATGGACCCCGTGACGAACCTCGACACGCAGACGGCCATCGTCGCACGGGCCAAGGGCTACATCGGGACGTATGGCGGCTTTGCGTATCTGGCGCCGTTCCTCGGAGTGCGGGCGCAGACCTTTTATGCGCGGCCAAACTTCCGGAAGGACCACCGGCAAGTCATCGACCAGGTGTCGACGACCTTACGGGCGCCGTTTTCCGTAGAACTCATCGGGGGTGGGAGTCGGCATGTCGCGGCCTGACCTCTACGCGCCCGGGTCGTCCTACCACGTCGCGCGACGGTGGACGCATCCGCATTCGCTTCGGTGCCTGGAGACGGCCTGCGAGGTGCTCGGGAGGCCCGCGAGTCTCCTGGACGTCGGGTGCGCCGAAGGCGTGCATGTCGGATGGGCGCTGGCGCATGAGATCGCGGCGATGGGGATCGACTTAGCCGTGCCGGAGGGCATCGATGTCCTGGTGCGGGCGGACCTCCGGACGCCGGTTGACCTGAAGCGGCGCTTCGATTGGGTCATCTGCTGGGAAGTCGCCGAACATCTCGACTCGGAGTATGCCGAGACGCTCGTCGAGACGCTCGTGCGGCACATGGATCCGCTCGGGCGCATCCTGTTCACGGCCGCGGGGCCAGGGCAGCGCGGGCCGGGGCACATCCATTGCGCGGAGCCGTCGTTCTGGCGCGGGTTGTTTCGGGCGTATGGCTTGACCTACGCCGAGGCAGTGTCGTCGGAGTTGCGGCGCCGCTGGCTCCGCTGTTCGCCGCGCACGCCGTGGTATGGCTCGAATGCGATGGTGTTCTGGAGGGCGGCGTGAGTCTCGTCCTGACGATTCGCACGGCCGACCGCTCACCGAAGAAGAACTATCTCCGGGCGACCGTGGACAGCCTGCGGGGCGGGGGCGTGTCAGGGACGGATATTCACGTCTTTCCGACGGACCCGGACATCGGGTGGATGACGCGTGAGGGGGGCCCGTATCAGACCGGGCTTATCTATCCGCCCACCGTGCGTCAGCGTCCGAACGCGAACGCCGTCAGGCAGATTTCGATCTTGGACGAGATTCACGCCGACTGGATTGTGATGAGCGAAGACGACCTCGAATGGTGCCCGGATCCGCTGGAAAGCATGTCGCGCTGGCTCGGCACGTATCACCATCCGGACGTGTCGATCTATCGGTTCTTCGCGTTTGACACGTTGAAGCCGGTCAGCGCGCACCTCGCGACGGCACCCTTGCGGGAAATGCGGGGCTCGCAGGCCGTGGCCATGCGGGCGGCCGATGCGCGGCGGTTTGCGTCCTGGGCGAAGGCGCACCCGCTGAACTGGCGACCCAAGGGCGCACCATTTCAGGACCGGCCGCATGACGGGTTCGACAAGTTGCTCGGCTACTGGGCGCTCCAGGATCGGCCCTCGATGACGACCGGGCTCGTGTCTCGGCCGTTCTTCGTCAAGCACCTGGGCGTGCAGAGCAGTCTGCATCGGTTCGGCGTGCGCAAGGATGCCGAGTTCATTGGGGGACACGCATGGCCCTAATCACCTACGCGCAAGCAGTGGCGCACCTGAAGCAGAACGGCGTGCTCGATGTGGGGGTCGGATCGCCACCGGACGAGGACGCCGACCTGTTGCTCAAGATGGAGCAGGCCTCCGCGATTGTGGTCTGGCGCATGGAACGGCCGGGGGAGTGGGACGTCGACACGGACCCCGAATCCGATCCGGACTTCGCACGGGCGCAAAGTCTCGTGCTCCAAGTGCTGGCGTGGCTCTACCGCTATCGCGGCGACGATGAGAAGACGCCCGGGCTGGAGACGATTCTCGGCCTCGACGGGACGTTGGGGATGCTGAAGGATCGCGTGATCGCATGACGGCCCACGGCGCGCGCGATCGGTGGATTACGGTGCAGGCTTTGACGGAGAGCGTCGGCGCGTCGCGGCGACCCGTGGAGACGTGGGACGAACTGCGCTCTGTCTGGGCGTCGAAGATGGACATGGGCGGGCGCGAGCGGTTCGTGGCGGATCAGGTGTCAGCGCCCTACGACACGAAGTGGGCGCTACCGTATTCCTCCGAATGGGATCCGGATCTGGTCGATGTGCGGAAGACGCGACGACTCGTCGTGGGGGGCCGGATCCATGACATCGTCGCGGCACAGGAACTCGGGCGCAAGCGGGGCGTCGAAGTGATGACCCTCGCGGGCGGGCTGCTCACATGAGAGTGTCCGTCACGCTGCAGGGTTCGGCGGACCTGATGAAGCGGTTGCGCGAACTGCCGGAGGCGGTCGGGGTGTCCGTGCAGCGCAAGGCGCTCATCGCCGGGGCGGAACCCATGCGCGCGCACGCGGCGGCCCTGGCGCCGAGAGACTCGCAGAGCAGCGGGCCGCATCTGGCGGACAACATCGTGATCGGGGTGCCGCCGAAACGGAAACTCAAAGCGGCTGGTTTGAGCGCGGCAGAAGAGGACATCCTTGGGGCGGGGACGATCGTGGAAGTCGGGCCAGCGCTGACTCCGTCCGATCACTTCTACGGCTACTTTCTCGAATACGGAACGATTCACCACGAAGCCAAGCCCTTCATGCGTCCGGCCTTCGATGCGCAGAAGCAGACAAGCATGAACGTGATTCTGGCGTCGCTGTGGGCGGCGATTCGCAAGGCGCTCCCGCAGTCGTTCGGTGGCCGCAGCACGACCGGCAGGGCCACGTGACCGAAGCCTATGTCATCGATCGGCTCGAAGCCGTGAGCGCGGTCACGATGCTGGTCGGCGATCGGTTGTATGCGTTGAAGGCGCCACAGCAGCCGACCACGCCGTATATCCGGGTGCAGCGCATCTCCACCCCGCACGATCAGCACTTGCGGGGGCCTGACTATCCGGCGCGGTATCGGTTTCAGGTGGATTGTTGCTCCGCGGAAACCTCCGGCGCCGATCCGCTCGGCACGGCGCAGGAGTTGGCGATGGCGGTGATCGGGGACGGCCTGGGGCCGACGGCGTCCGGCCTGTTCGGTTGGAGCGGCTTGCTGGAGGACGGCCCCACGCTGATTACCGTCCACAATGTCGAACTCTTCCACGCCGGGGATCTTGAGCACTTCCCGGATGAGATGCGCCTCGACCGGGTGCGGACGGACTTTCTATTTCATTGGAGCCCGACGTGAAGTTCAGGATGCCAACGCTTCATCGCATTGATTCGCCCGTGCCGAGCACGGGCCTCAGCGGTCCATCTCGAGTTGTTGGCTTGCTGGACTCGTGTCGCCCATCGAACATTGCCGGGTTCGTAATGGCTATCGTTGTTGATTCTGTCCAGTGTCAGCGACGACTGGTCTGGGCACGGGCCGACGTCAGTAATAAACGTCGAGAAACTCGATCGCCATTGCTCGCATACGTGAATGCCTCGACCACCGTAGTTCTTGTAATGACTATTTCGTGGGTTATGGCACCGCTGATTCATCGCTCGCCAGATGCGGTGTTCTCTCGTGTGGCTAAGTCCGTGGGTTTTGTTACGCCTGAATCCAACGCAGCCACAGGACTCAGAGAGTCCCTTTCGGAGATTCCCGATAAACACTTCGCGCTCGGTTCCACAGGCACATCGACATCTCAAATGCCGGACTCCGTATCTCGGTTGAGCTTCGGCGATCACGGTCCAAAGACCAACGCTAGTACCAGGAGGAACGGGTCCGAGTAGAGGGTATTTCACGAACAAATTGTAACCATTTTTACGCGAGGAAAAGACCATGGATGTGACTGGAACCTACTACCCCGGTGATGCGTTCATCGGATATGGCTCGGAACTGCGGATCGGGCAGGGCGACTCCCCACAGACGTTCGTGGCGGTCGCCGACATCGATCTCATCACGCCCGGAGACATGACGACCGGCGTGCTCGAGAAGACGCACCTGCGCAGCCCGGATCGGCATCGTGAAAAGCTGGCGACCTTGCGCGACTCCGGGGCGTTTGCGCTGCGTGGCAATTACCGGCCCGGGCACGGGTCGCACACCGTCGCGGGCGGGGACGGGTTCGATCCGGATCGCTCGCTCGTGTCGCTGTGGCGCGATGTCACCGAGGTGGACTTCGAGATCGAGTTCCCGGCGGGCGCCGCGGGCGACGGTGCTGGTTCACCTCCCGGCATCATTCTCGCGTTCCGGGGCGTAGTGACCAAATACCAGATTGGCGCCCTCGGCGTGGATGTGAAGTGCGACTTCACGGCTGAGGTGACCCCGCTGTCCGCCTACACCTTGCCCTAGGTGAACCATGGCGAATAAGGAAAAGGGCGAAGTGGGCGTCGTGGTCGGGGGCAAGCCCTACACCTTGCGTCCGACATTCGACTCTCTCTGCGAGTTGGAGGATCTCGTCGGGAAGCCCTTGCACGAACTGATCGACGGCATCCAGCAGGGGCGTCTCTCGGGCGTGCGGGCGGTGACGTGGTGCTTTCTGCAGGACGAACACGCGGCTGAGATCAAGACGCTCAAGGACGCGAGCAAGTGGATCGAGAAGGCGGGCGGGGCCGACGCCGTGCTCGGCTTCATTCATCAGGCGTTTGGGCTGAACGAACCGGAGGAGAAAGCCGCGGACCCTCCGGAGGCTCAGTCTGGGACTGGCGAGCCCTCATCGTCGGTGCTCGTCGGATCGGTCTGAGCCAAGCGGAGTTCTGGCGGATGACGCCGCGGGAGTATTACCGGGACCGTGAGGCGGCGCCCGATCTCGTCATGGCGTGGCGCTCGGCGGCGTTCTTTGCGAAGGCCATGGCTGGGAATCTGCCGAGCCTGGAGACGATGTTGAACATTCGCGTCGGCCCGCGGCGGTCGTCGCGTGAGGAACAATGGCAGATGTTTCATTTCTTGAGTGAGCGCTACCAGATTCCGCTGAAGGTCGTGCACTAATGGCGGCCGCGAATCAGGCCGTCGTCGGCATCCTGCGGGCGATGCTCACGGCGGATACCGCCCAGTTTGACACGGGGATGGCGAAGGCCAACTCCACGCTCAAGCTCGTCGAGAAGAACACGAAGCAGGTCGGGGTCGAAGTCCAGAAGCTCACGCCACAGGCCGAGCGGATGGTGAAGGCGTTCAGCGGCGACAAACTGCTGTATTCCGCCAATAACCTCGTCACGGCCATCACCAAGATCGGCGGGGCGACGAAGCTCACTGAAGCCGAACAGGCCAAGGCGAACCGCACCCTCACGGACGCTATCGCGAAATATACCGCGCTGGGCCAGAAGGCGCCGCCCGCGATGGTGGCCTTGCAGAAGGAGACGGCTGGCGCGACGGCCCAAACGCAACGCTTCGGGATGTCGCTGAATCAAGTCAGCACCGTCCTGGGCGCGTTTGGGATCTCACTTGGCGTGAGCAGCGTCGTGGCGTTCGGACGGGAACTCCTGAACACCGCCGATCAGTTGGTCAAGGTCGCGGATCGCACAGGCCTGACGACCACCGAAGTCCAGAAGCTGCAATTCATAGCGGGCCAGTCGGGGAACAGCATCGACGAACTGACAGGCGCGGTATCGCGTCTGCAGAACAACCTGATCAGCGGAGACAAGAGCGCCGTCAATGCGGTCAAGGTGCTCGGCATCAACCTCGCGGAACTCAAGGCCCAGTCTCCGTTTGAGCAGCTCCAGATGATCGCGACCGAGATCGCGAAGATCCCAGATCCGGCTGCGCGCGCCGCCATTGCGATCGACCTGTTCGGGCGCACGGGCGCCGCCATTCTCCCGACGTTGATCTCGGACTTCCAGAAGCTCGGCGAAGCGGCCCCGGTGATGTCCGATGCCACCGTGCGCGCCCTCGACCAAGCCGGGGATGCCATTGGGAAGTTCCAGATGCAGCTCAAGGTCTGGGCCGCCGAGTCCTACAACTTCCTCGGGCGTTTGTTCGACCAGTTTGTGAACTTCATTCGGCGCGGCACGGCCTCGTTACTCGACGGGATCGCGGGCGTCATGGAACTGCAGGCCAAGATCCCCGGCGTGGCGGCGCTCTGGGGCGCCTTGGGGATCAGCATCGACGCCGTGCGTCAGAAGGCCCAATGGTTCCGGGATGCGGCGGACGCTAGCACGGCCGCGCTCAACCGCACCGACGTCGAAGTCCGGAAGAACACCGGATCGCTCGTCGACTACGAGTCGCTCCTGGGCAAGAGCACCGGCACCACGAAGAAAGCCGCGACGGAGGCTGAGAAACTCGCGGCCGCCTACGCCAGCCTCAATAGCGAGATGGCGAACCTGTCGGGGCAGGCGTTTTTCGAGCACGACGCCGAACTGTTGCGGCAGGGCCGGGTCACAGGTGACCCGCTGGCTGGCCTGTCGCCGGTCAACGATCAGATTTTCCTCCCCTCACAGCGGGTCGCTGGCGCGATGGAGGCCACCGTCCCGGGCATCGGGAAGAAGCGCGCGGAGGAACTGAAACAGGTCTGGACGGCGCTGACGGAGGGCATGACCCGCTCGATTCAGATGATGGATACGGCCATCGCGGGATCGTTCGCCCAGATGATGCTCGGGGCGAAGAGTTTCAAAGAGGGCTATCTCGACATCTGGAAGTCGATCCAGGCCGGGGTCGCCAACATCCTCGGCGAAATCCTGTCGTTCTTTACCAAGCAATTCCTCGGCGGACTCGTCAAGAGCCTGTCGAGCGCGAACCTCGCGCAGAGTATCGGCAACGCGATTGCCGGGGGTGTCTCGGGGACGGCGCTCGGCGGGGGAGCGTCGGCCGTGGGTGGCGGGGCGGGCCTCGCGGCCTTCGCGACGAACCCGTTCACGCTGGCGGCGCTCGGCGGGGCGGCGCTCGGGGTGGCGATCTGGAAGGGCGGCCTCTTCCGCGGCGGGGAAGAGGCGACCGACATCAGCCCGAGGCGGGATAGGTTCTTCGGGCAACTGCAGGACATGTTCGGGGGGACGCAGTTTGAGGCGGCCGTCAAGGCCTCGCAGAAGGCCAAGATTTCCGGCCCCGTCGCGGAGCGGTTGATCGGGGAAGTCTACCGGGCCGACAGCAAGGGCGAATACGACCCGGCGCAGGCGGCGTTCGTCAGTGCCCTCCAGGCCGGGGGGCTCAAGAACGTCAAGGGCTTCAACACGGGCGGCTTTGTCCCGCCTGGCGTGGTGCAGCCCGCCATCCTGCACGGGGGCCGGTTCGGGGAAGACATCGTCCCGCGCACGAGTGCCGGGAGCGGCGGAACGGCCACGGTCAACCAGCACTACACGGTCAACATCCACGCCAACGCCCTCAACGCGGAAGGGATGGACGCGGTCTTCGCTCGGGACATTGTGCCGCGGCTGCAGTGGGAGTTCCGGCTGAACCAGCGCGGGACGGTGACGGTGCTCGAGCAGGCGATGGCCCGCTGATGGCGACCGGCCTAACCCTCTCCCCCGGTGCGGCCTTCGGGCGCTATGCCTTGCCCGAGGATGACGTCGCGGGCACGGCGGACACCGTCATCGGGAGCGCGGAGGATAGCGAGTATCCGGCCGAGAACATCGTCGCGCCGACGAACACGGGCCACCTAAACCTCCCGTCACGGCCGGCGAAGTTGACCACCTTGAGCGGCTACTGGGAACTCGTGTTCCCGGCACCCGTGGAGATTGTCGGGGCCGCGATTATCTATCACAACTTCGAGGAAGGCCTCGACGTCACGATCGAGGCGGGCACGGGCTCGCCGCTCTCCTTCTCGCAAGCCATCGACATCCCGGCCTCCTTCGAGAACGACTGGGCGATCAGTCCGTGGGTGCTGTTCGATAGCCCGCAGACGTTCGACACCTGGCGCCTGTCGGTCAACGAAGACAACTACCTGGCGCCGATGGTGGGGCGGTTCCTGCTCCTGACGGCTTTGCGCGATCTCGACAACGACGTGCGGTGGGGCGTGGTGGAGGAAGAAGAACAGGGGCAAGTCGAACACCGCACCGAGGGCGCTGTTGAGACGCTCTACGAACTCTGGGGGCCGCGGCGGTCGTTCCTCGGCGAGCTGGCGCTACTCAACAGCGCGGCGAACAACCTGATCACGTTGCACCGTTCCGCGCGCAACCGCATTCTTCCGTGGCTGCTCATTCCAGATGAGGGCATCAACGACGCCTGGTTCGTGCGCTTTCAGGAGGCGAAGTGGAGCCGCACGCGCGAGATGATCGAGCACAACATTTTCCCGTTCCGCGTGCAGGAACTCTCCCGCGGTCTGCCCTGGCCGTAGGTCATGCCCGCGCCGACCAATATCTCAGCCCTGACGGCGACGGCGCTCGGGACGTTGCCGCAGAGTGTGACGCAGGATGTCCACGATGCCGGGGTCACCTATACCGTCTGGTATGGGCCGATTACCGTCTCGAGCAATACCACCCTCCGGGCGTTTCCCTTCGGGGCCATCGGCGGGTATGAGCCTCGGGTCGACATCTTCACCGGCCCCGCCTCGGCGCCGGTCAACCTCGGGATCAATTCCAACGCCAATAGCCAAGTGCAATGGCGCGCGACACCTGCGCAGACCTACTTCCTGCGTATTCGCACGAATGCGGGCAATCCGACGCCGGCCATCCTGACGCTCCAGGTTTCCGCGCACACGACCGACGTGGTGGCGGCCGGGTCCATCGTGGTCCCGGATGATGAGTTCCCGTATGCGTCGATCCTCTCGCCGACCATTGACCACGGCATCTTGCGCTTCGTGGACCTGTCACCGGGCGAGGCGGGCGACACGCTCGAAGGCGGCGAGATGCTGGTCGAGGACATCATCGACAACGACGTCAACGTCTACGATGCCGACTTCGGACTCGTGACGGAGATTCCGTTCGATACCTCGACCATCGGCGGCAGTATCCGGGCGAACTGGGCCGTCAACAAGTTTGTGGCTGGGTCTGGCACCACGCCGTCCGTCGTCAAGATTATCCTGGGCGACGGGACCGTTGAATCCACACACACGCTCACAGGTGAAGAAGACGACCTACGCTGCGTCTCCATCAACAACGCGGGCACCATTCTCTATTGGGGTCGGCGGACCAGCGGCATCGAAGATACCGGGATCGTCTATCGCTGGGATCTCGTCAATGACGTCGCGCTGTCAGACCTCTACGAGCACGCCACGGAACCGGCCTTGGTCTGGGAGATCCTCACGCTGGCGGACGACACGCTGCTCGTGCTGTTCGTGGCGGCGAGCGGCTCGACCCCGCTCCTGGTGGAAGTCCTACACCTGGAGCCTGACGGGACGCTGCTCGACACCTACGACTTCACGGCTGAGCCGGACCAGTGGTTCCCGGCGGACGCGCCGCCGCGCATCGCGCGCGCCCTCGACGATCCGCTGTCGTTCTGGATTCGCCTGCACTACGACACGGGGTATACCAAGTTTCGCAACGTGCTCATCAGTGACGGCTCGACAATCTCGGAAGTTGAGTATCTCGATTATCTGGGCGGCATCTACATCGCGGAGGAAACCGAGACACCCGTTGCGGACTTCGGCGTCTCCATCTCCTGTCCGTTCTGGATCATGCCGTCCGCGGCCGTGGGTGGCGGGGGCGGGAGCGGCGGCGTCATCGGCCCGCTCGTCTGGGTCCACATGACGAGGCGCACCTAGTGGCAGCCGTCTTCGATGTCACCGCCGAAGGCCTGGAGCGCACGACCGGCGTCGTGGCGGCGTCGAGCGACTACACCATCATGGGGTGGTTCTATGTGGCCGGCACGCCATCGGCCGGCACGCAGCGGACGTTTTTCTATCTCGGCAATGATCCCGTCACGCTCTACACCGAATACGCCTGGGTCGGGCAGAACGATTCCGGGCAGCTCCATCTCGAACTCACCGGGATCCAGGCCACCGCGGGCAGTGCGATGTCGGTCGGGTGGCACCACGTCACCTACACCCGCGAAGGCACGACCCATCGCGTCTATCTCGACAACGTTCTCGACATCACCGACACGCTGGACGTGAGTGCCGAGACGCACACGCATGTCTATGTGGGTACGGACACCTTCAACGGCCCGTGGGATCCGGGGAAGGCCAAGCAAGTCCGCGAGTGGTCGGTCGT